TGAATTTTCAGTCCCAGTCCAATCTTGTTTTATTTTTTCTTTTATAACATCTTTTTCAGGTTCTGTCATCATCGCACCGTTATTAATATTAATAACAGTTTTTCCTTGAAACCCTCTTAATACGTGATTAACTGCATCATCTATTAATGCACTTTCAATCTTTGCACTTTTTAAACCGCTGAACCAATCAGGATAAGGAAAATATGGTTGTGAGCTTATTTGTTTAATATGTAGTATTTCAAAAGGATTTTCATTTTCTTGTGTTTCAAACTTTGGCACAAACTTTGGAATATATTTATGATATTCGTTAAAATCCCAACTCCACCAATAACCGTCAACATCCATATAATTATTAGAAACAGGATCGATATCAATATTTAAACCAACTCTATAAACTGGTGTATGTTTTACTTTAATTGGTTTCTGTTGAAAGTTTATTATTTGAGGGAATGCTGAGCCATGTAATTTAAAGTCGTGGCATATTAGTCTTAAATCTTGTTTACTAATATATTCATGCGGATTAATAATTCCACTTTTATCAACTAACCCATCACCAACAATATAATTAACAATTGTTTTAATTATAAAAGAATTGGTTGGTGAATCATCAAAAGCATCTTCATACTTTTTAAAGTTTTCGTTTTTATTACCGTTTAGCGTGAATTTTGTACCAATCGAGGGTTTTTTAATTCCTGTTTCATAAGCAGAAAATTCAAAATGCTGAATGTTTTGAGCCATTATTTATAATATTTAGTGTTTGAAACTGTTGTATAATTTTGAACGTCTGCACTTTCTGAAACAATCATTAACTGTCCTATGCATAACACTTCGTTTAATCCATTTGTTAACTCAAAAGATAACTTTTCGTTTGTTTTACCTAATGGGAAACTATCTAAAACTAGATTATAATTTTCATTTGCTAGTATTTCTGAGGCACATTCTATTGTTTGTACTTCTTGTGTGTATTCATTTTTTAAAACTATGTTATACGAATCATCAATTAGTTTAGTTCTAGGAACTATCTCAAATATTGGTGTTGTATTTTCTTTTAAAATATGCATACTAATTTTTTATAAAACCCCACTCTTTAGAATGGGGGTAATTTAATATTATGTTAATAAAGCTGATTGGTATTCTGTTATACCAGCGCCTGTAACTTCATACATTGGCTCTGCTTCCTTACTATTAACAGTAACTTGGAATCCTTGCGAATCTGTACCATTAACTAATGTCATTACATCGCACCCGTTTTGAGATCCTAAGCAATAAAACTTACCGTTATAATCTTCAATAAACATAGTTACCAAAATTCCAGCATAAGACTGTATTTCGTTTCTAAGTTCAATATCAATACCAGGAATAAAAAAAGTATTTACTCCTACATATTCAATTGTTCTTGTTGCTTCGTCAAATGTACCTGTGTCAAGTACATTGTTACCTGTTGCTTTTACCTCTACTCTTGCAATCGCTGGTGGTGTTGTCATAACTGCTGGTAATGCTACCACTCCAGCTACTGTATTAACCACTAAATCACTAGAATCATAAGGTGCAAAAGCAATAGCCTTAACGCCCTTCATCGGGGCGCTACGGCTTACTTTTCTGCTTGTTGTTAATCCCATATCTTATCCGTTATATAAAACGTTCCATTTTTGTTTCACAACCCATGTAGTCATAGAGTTGATTAATTTTAAAATTCTTCGAGTAGATGCATTTGCTTCTTTCTCGATAATTAACTGAGATGAATCAGATAATAAGTCCATAACTAATTTTAAGTTTCTTTTTTGAGCTACAATTCTAAATCCTGTTAAATCAACAAAAATGATTTTAACATCGTTAAAATACATATCATTAAAAGAATTACCTACAAAGTTTTCTTGTAACGCTGCACCTTGAACTCTATTAACTGATTTGATTAATTTATAATCTCCTTTTGGTGCATAGATAACTGGTGCATCTTCACCTGTCATAACTAATACGTCATCTGGAATAGCATTATAAATTTTAACATATTCAGCAACTATGTTAGCAGTTGTTACTGTTGTTCCAGCTACTTTTAAATAATCTCCTAAACCAGCTCCCGGAACTGCTTTCGATTGTGAATCATTGTACAACATAGTTGCTGGAATTGAATCAAACAAAGTTACTGGCATTGCAGCTACTAATGTTTGCGCACCAGCAGTGATTGAACCTTGACCCGCACCCGGTGTTAATGCTGCAATAGCTGCTTTAGTTGCTGCCGTTGCTCCATTCCAAACCCAACTCTCTAATTTTGCACCTACCGCTGGAGTAACTTGAACTAAAACTTTTTGATCGAACTCATCCGATACAACGTTATAAGCTCCAGCTGCCATTGATTTTTCAAAACGTGTACCTTTTAAAGAACTCTCATCGATAATTCCTTCAACATTAAATGTTTGAAGATTTACAATAGATTTTTGAGCCTTTAAATTTACGTTGTCAGTTGTTACTGCTCCATAATTTGCAGCCGTAAAAGTGATATCTGCTGAACTTTCGTAAACATCTAACCCCGATTTGTGTCCTTCAACTAACTCAATAGTTTCTCCTCTAAATGTAGGCGAATCTGCATAGATTTCTTGTACGATTTCTGCGTACTCACCTCTTTCGGTCTTTGTACCTGTATAATTTACTGCCATTTTTTATTTATTATTTAAAATTGATAATTCGTTTTCTAACCAATCGATTTGGTCTTTTGTTAAATGTGATTTACAGTACTCTGCTACTGTCTTTTTTCCTAATGCTTTTTGAAATTCTGCGTAAGTTACTCCAGCATCGAATGGATTTAAAAATTTTACTTCTTTTTCTTCTGCTGCCATAATTTAAAATTTACCTCTGTTAAACTTTGCTTTCTCAACGTTAGACATTTCCTCGTATTTTTTGTCTGTCCCTCCTCCTTTTGGAGTAATACCTTTTTTCATTTCCTCAGCCATCTCCATTGCGACTTTTTTAGTAGCTACTAATTGAGCAGACATTTCAGTTGTTCCTGACTCTAATTGAGTAATCTTCGCTTTTAACTCGTTAATCTCAACATCTTTGTCATCGATAACTTTTTGCAATTCTGCAATTTTAGCCGCTGGATCTTCTGGAGTTTCTGCTGGAGGCATTGGTTCGCCTTCCATTTCTTGCTCTTTCTTTAGCTTTTCCTCTTCCGCTAGTTTAGCCTCAGCTTCTGCCTTTGCTTTTTCTTCTTCGCTTTCCATCATTATTTTTTTGATGCGTGCGTCTACTTCTTCTTTTGTCATTTCTGTTTTATTATTAATTAATACTGGTTCTAAAAAGGCTTCAATACTAAAACCTGTTAATTTTCCCGATTTAACATCTTGCCAAACCTCTGGACTATCTATTTTTTGTGCGGTTACCCAATCCCCTTTTTGAACTTGCAATCCTAACTCGGTCGCTTTGTCTTTTTCAGGGTTTTCAACAATCCAACTTTCAAAAATATAAAGTGAATTATCTTTTTTTCCGTTATGATTTATAGTTGATCCGTTATGTGAATTGTTTTTAAAGAAATTTTGTTGTAAATCCTTTACAGTTTCTTCTGTGTAAAATACCATTGCGGCATCTCCCTCAATATCTTTACGAGGAATTAACATATTTGGTCGCATAGCTACTGAATAAATAACTTGTTTTTCATCATCTTGAAATTCAAGTAATTTTTTTTCATCACTAAACATAACTAATTGAGTACGTGTTGCTGGATTTTCTACTAAAGACATACAGAAAACTCCTTCTTCTCCTTTCTTGTATTTTAATTCGTATCTTTTCATAAGTATAAACGACAAAAGCCTTACTCGAAATTAATCAAGTAAGACTATTGTTATGGTTTTTTAGTGTTTCCTTCATATAGTTATGTGCATCTTCACACATATTGCTTCAAAGATAATAAATTAATTCTTAACCACCAAAAGTATTTTCACTTATTAATGCATTTACATTTCCTTGTGCTGTTGTTATGTCGCTTTCGAGCACACTTACAATTACATTTTGACTCCCTTGTGTTCTTGCAACGCTTTGACCTATTTGATTTTCAGCCGTATTATTAAATGCTACTTGTGGTGGTTGGTTAGGTATTCCAGCTGCACCCCCTGAACCTCCAAAACTTGGAGATGCTCCAGCGCTTCCGCCTCCTAATGCCTTTAATCCTGTACTTACTGCTTTTATTTGTGCTGCTGCTGATAATGCACCACTAACTGTATTAATAGCGGTGAATGGCATACCTCCTGTTAATGGAAATGCTGCTACTGCTTTTGCGTTAGCTTGCATTGTACTACTCACGATATTGGCTAATCCAACTGCGCCCTCAACAATTAAACCCGCTTTTGCAACTGCTTTATTTTTACCAGCTAATACTTGTAAATTCTTACCTATGTTTTCAACATTTGAAAGTCCAGCTTCTCTAACTGCTTGTTTAGCTTCCTCTAATGCTTTGGCTGTTGCTAGTTCCTCGTCTGCTTTCTTTTTGTTTCTATCTGCTTCTTCTTGCGCTAGTTTTTCTTCTTGAAGTCTTTTTTCTTCTGCTCTTTTATCAAATAGCTCTTGCTCTAATATATCAAACTTTTCAGCGTTTAATCTTTCTATTTCTAAAGTATCAACGCCTTTTTGTTTTAAGGCATCAATTTCTTCCTCTGCTCTTGTTCTTTGTCTAGCTAGTTTTTCTTCATCTGTCTTATCTGCTAAATCTTCTAACTCATCATTTAACTTATTTTCAAAATCTAATCGTTCTTTTAATAATTCTTTTAACCTATCTTTTTCTGCTTTTAATGCTGCATCGTTATCTTCTTTTATCTTCTTAGCCGCTTCTTTATCTATTGACTGAATTGATAGTTGATAACCAGCTCTAGCGTTCTTTAAACTATCTAATTTCTTTTTAGTTTCTGCAATTGTTTTATCTCCTTCTGTTGCTACTTCATCAGGATCAAAAACTAGATTTGCAATATTATCAAATACTTTAGATAATCCAAAATCTTTACCAAACGCCTTGCCTATTTCATCAATACCTCTTAATAATAAAGTTATAGGTAATGAAACGAATTTAAGGATACCCGAAAGTATATCTTTATTTCTTTGTGATGCTTCAACTTGTGCGGTCTTAACTGCTACTTGTTGCTCTAGTTGAGCTTCTAAAGCGGCTATTGTTTCATCGGTCTGTTTTGTTTTTAGTTGTAGAATTTCCTTTTCAGTCTTTCCTTGTAACTTTAAAACATTATCTTGACCGTTTAATGTTGCTAGTTTTTCTTCCTCTGCTACTGCGTTTTCTTCCGCTAGTTTGTTTTGGTTTTTCATTTCACCACTCACACCACTAACTAACCCAACTATATCATCCCAATAAGAAACAAGAACTCCAACTAATACAACAAGCGCACCGATACCCGTAGATATTAAAGCAGCCTTTGCACCTGTTGAAAATGTTTTAACAGATTTAAGCATCTTGCCCATACCTCCACTAAACAGGTTAGAGCCCTCGTAAGCATCTTTTAAAACTGATACATAACCACCTGTCAATCTGTCAAGTGTTGCAATTGCTCCACCGTTTTTAGTTACTTGACTAACTGTGTCAGATTGAGCGCTAGCCATTTTCTTTTCGACTGCTACGGCTTTTGTCTTTTCGTTTGATAAACTTTTTACAGCTAACCCTTGATCCTTTATAGCGTCTTTTAGGTTCGATATTTCGCCCTTAAGTTGTTTCTGTGCGCCTAAAGAGTTTGTTGGTGTTTCTTTTAGTTGACGTTCTAACTTTGCCAGCTCTTTTTGAAACTCAATTGTTAAGTCTTTTTGCTCCTGGATTTCATCCGTTAGCTTATTAACATCTTTAGCCGCTGATGATGCGTTGGTATTGAATTTAATCTCAATTTCTTGTCTTTCGTCTGCCATCTTAATAATTTAAAAGGGTTAATTTTCCTTTTCCTGTTGTTAAATTCACTAAACTTTCTACTAAAGCATATCTTTGCTCACCTATTATTATATCATTTTGGGGTCTAAACCCTGTCGGAATGTTGCTTTCACCTTGATTTTGATTTGAAAAGTTTAAAAATATCTCATTTGCTGGCAAATTAACATCAAATTCAGACTTGTAAACGTTTGGATTTAGTAATAATTCTATAAAATCACTGTAATAATTTAAATATAAATCGTCTGTATCAATTCCTTCTGCTCCAAAAGCCAAAGTTTTACCTGTTGTAGGGTGTTTAAACGTTGGCTCTAACAATTGTGATACTGCTGAGTTTTGTCCGTCTGTTAATTTTACGCCTATTGTATTCGATCCTAATATAATAACCTTAGTGTAAAGCAGCGTGAACTCCTCGTAAATTGGAGTGTATAACAAACCACCATTTGAACCAATTGTTATTCCCTCACGACTAAAAGCTAGTGCAGTTTTAACCCCGCTTGGATGATTAAATAATTGATTCTGTTTTATTATTGAATATTCCGTAGCTACTTCAAACTTTGTAGGCTTATCAGGCGCAATAGGTGGGTATGTTAATTGACCGAACCTTGTACCATCACCATAAAGACTGTCATAATATTTTGAGTTTATGTGTTTAAAAACGTATTGGTTATATTGGTTCCCTCTTTTCTTAACAATAGTTTGAGTGTCTACAAATTGAGTATAATCAACTATTCTTTTAGAGTAAGCCTTATTAACTTCTTTTATGTTTTGAGGTGTTACCCAATGCATTGAGCCATCTTGTAATCCTGTGTTAATAACTTGGATATTATACATTTTAAAGAAAGATGCTAAGAAGTCTTTTGCTTTAATTTTTGGTAACGCTGATATTAAATTAATCTTATTACCTCCAAAATTAGCTGATGAAGTGTTGTTTGTAGAAAATGTTTCAAATTGTTTCAATCCAATGCCTTGACTAACTTGAGAAGTGTAAAATTCTATAGCATCCCAACTAACTAATGTATTTGGTTGAACAACAAATTTAAAATATAATTCACCGTTACCATCTAACATTGTTTGACCCGTAGATGTATTGTCGTATATTTCAAAATAATATTCATAAGTTGTGGTATCTTGACTATCTATAACTGAATTATTAATTGCATTAACTAATGAAACTTTTATATTTGTATTAGCTCCTTGTAATGATACAAGATTTACAAAACGAATACGCACAACCATTTTACTATTCCAACTATTAGGATAGTTATTTATGGAGTTTCTTTTTATCTTAAACACACCACTAGATCCACCACCTGTTAATAATAACCTAGCTGGTATTGAATTACTTGCTCCTATAATTTGAGTTACTACATAGCTTATATTACCGAACGGTTTTATTAAATACCCAGCGTCGTTCGGAGTTACTAGACTTTCACTTGTGCATAATACCATTAAATCCTTTAACTCTGAGCTATTAAACAAAGGGCAAACAATAGGTACACCTATCTTAATAAGTAGGTGCTGCATAATAGCCATGTAATTAACTGCTGGTCTAACCTCGTCTAATTCAATTGAATTATTAGATACGTTGTTTCTAGCAATATTATAAGTTATGTTGTCAATTGATTGGTCTGTGTTCCAAACTCTATTGTTTGATATAAAAGGTACATTGTGTTTTACTTCAATACCGTTATTTAAAGTTACCGAAGTAGTACTTTGCATCCTACTTGGTAAAGTTGATTGATTCCACTCAATACGTAATTTATCATCATATGCGCCTAAAGCATCCTGAAACAACTCTTGTATAGTAGTGTCCCCTAGCTTATCTGTAAGACCTGTTAAGTTACTTGCAAAGTTAGTTTTTATTTTATCTTGGTTGTTGTAGTTGTAGTTTGTTTCTTCAAACGATAATTTCCCACTTTGAAATAAAAAGCCACTCACATAAATTAAACAATCAAATTTTCCATCGTTGCTAACTCTTTGTATTTTTTCATTACCAATAAATCCCAACAATCTTTTGTTCTTGTCGGTTGCTTGTATGTTAAATGACTGAGTAAAAGGTGAAAAGATTTTAGTAATATCGTTTAAGTCTTTAACTATATTCTTAAAATTAATAACCTCACTATCTTCAACATCTAGTAAGTAGTAATTGTTATCTGTAAATTTAATGTATATCTGTACCATTAAAGAATGTCGTTAATGTAGTTATTAGTTTGTTCAAACTCTAAGTTATAGTTAATCGAGCTTTTATCATTTAACTTTGTTTTCCTAATAAAATTATTATTTGTATTTATAACAGGTATCTGAACAAAACTAGAATAATAACCAATGTCTGACAAAGTAATTGCAACACTATCAACTGTTATTTCCGTATTGTCGACTGTAACAATGTTATTGTCAACTGTGATACCTACATCTTCAGTAGTATATAAAACATCACTAAATATAACTAAATAAGTTTTTGGACTTTGAATAATCTCTTGTACTTGGTAATTATTTAATTCGTTAAGTAAACCAGTATTTATTGAAAACTTACGAGTTGATTTTGCTAAACCTTGACTTTTTAAGTGTTGTATTTGAGCATCTACATTTAAGGGGTTACGGTATGAATTAGAAAAATTATCTCTTTTAGTTTCAATCGTTTCAATGAATTTACCAAATGGTGTAAACGTATCCCAATATCCTAACTTATTAACATAAGCTATTAAACAACTTACCCCTGTTTGTGGTTCTCTTACTATTGGATCAACTGTTTCTTTGATTATCATTCCATCAACTCCAACACCTGAATAACTTGTTGATACTGTTGTTAGTAAATTAAAAGAATGTTTATCGTATCTTATATGATTAGCGTACTTTCTAACTGTTCCGTTATCTATATAAGAAGGATATAATCCCCCTCTTTGTTCGAAGTCATATCTATAACCAATTGTAGCGAAGTATGTACCTAATTGCTTAACACTTTCTGCATCTACTTTGTAAACTATATGAAAATAAACCCCTTCCCCCGCAGTCGTGCTGTTGTCTGTAGTGTTGTACGCCCATTGGGGGTTATTTTTATTGAGGTTTGAACTTGTAATATACGATTTTATTTCGTTATGAAACTCTAAAGCTATGTAATTATCGCTTGGACTTACTTTTTTAACATCATTAAACACTAAAGAAGGTGTGCTTGGAAGGTCTGCTTCTTGAAAACCTCTCCAAATATAAACTTCCACGTTAACTTTTTGTATATTAATGTCTGAATTTTCATTATAAAAGTTAAAATGAACAGGTGATTCAGCAAAAAAGAACTTGTTTTTAGTATTTATATCTGTTAATATAGGTGCAAATGAGTTATAATCATCTGACACACTATCTATAACATACGTTACATCTGAATTTGTTTCTAATATTTCAAATAAAAGTACATCGTTAGGTGCAAATATAGTAACCACATTCAAATTACTTGATACTTGGTATCCTGTTCCGTTACTTCCATAGTCTAAATTAAAAGCTGATGCGTAAGCCGTTGCACTTGATTCGCCTACAATAGAAGTAATTGGTAATATTTGAACCTGTTTAATAGTGGTTCTAATTGTTTTAAAAGTTTCAAGTAAGTAAATAGGCAATAAAGGTATAGAAGGATTAAGCATTTTTATTTTAACATACTTATCGACTATTAAATCCTCATTAAAGGTTATCGTTATTTTTGATATTGCCATCTTACTTTTTT